GGGATCGCCCCCTGTGAGGGTAGGACGTTGCCATGCTTTCTTATTCCGGCATAGCTCAGTTGGTAGAGCACCTGACTGTTAATCAGGCTGTCGACGGTTCGAGTCCGCCTGCCGGAGTTCTTGGATGGAGAGTTGTCCGAGAGGCCGAAGGAGCATGATTGGAAATCATGTAAGGGGGTAATGACCTCCTTCGAGGGTTCGAATCCCTCACTCTCCGTTTTATTGTTTTATGGCCCGTTGGTCAAGTGGTTAAGACACCGCCCTTTCACGGCGGTAACATGGGTTCAAATCCCGTACGGGTCACTTATGGAGGATTAGCTCAGTTGGGAGAGCGTCTGCCTTACAAGCAGAGGGTCACAGGTTCGAGCCCTGTATCCTCCACTAAATACGAATGGTCCTATGGTGTAGGGGTTATCACGCCTGCCTGTCACGCAGGAGATCACCGGTTCAAATCCGGTTAGGACCGTAGTATTAATTAACAATTTAATTAATATTATATTATCAACATTGTGGCTCGGTAGCTCAGTCGGTAGAGCAAAGGATTGAAGCTCCTTGTGTCGGCGGTTCGATTCCGTCCCGCGCCACCATGGAAGGGTAGCGAAGTCTGGCTAAACGCGGCGGACTGTAAATCCGCTCCTTCGGGTTCGGTGGTTCGAATCCACTCCCTTCCATTGCATGATAGGGATATAGTTTAAAGGTAGAACTACGGTCTCCAAAACCGTCGGTGTGGGTTCGATTCCTACTATCCCTGCCATGATGGCGGTAGTGGCGAAGTGGTTAACGCACCGGATTGTGGCTCCGGCACGCGTGGGTTCGATTCCCACCTACCGCCCTTTATTGGGGTATAGCCAAGCGGTAAGGCAACGGTTTTTGGTACCGTCATGCACTGGTTCGAATCCAGTTACCCCAATTGAGATATTTTATATCTCGTGAAAAAAGAATGGCGGTATAGCCAAGCGGTAAGGCAGAGGTCTGCAAAACCTTCATCACCGGTTCGATTCCGGTTACCGCCTTCGGTCGCTTGACAAATGCGGCCAGACTTGGTAAAATATATTTTGTTGTTATGCCGGTGTGGCGGAATTGGCAGACGCGCTGGACTCAAAATCCAGTGTCCGTTGAGGACGTATCGGTTCGACCCCGATCACCGGTATTATAAGTAATTTTTAAATGTGTTGAAAGCCCGTTTGACGGGCTTTTTTCTTTGCAGTTGTAACTAAAAAGAGCTAAAAAAATTAAAGTTGTTGCAATTTTGTTGCAATGGATTTATTTTGCTCCGCTTCATATTCTTGCATAAGGTATGCATATTTCTTCATCGTGATGGTCAAATCACTGTGTCCGAGCCGTTTGCTGATGGCGTACAGGTCGACACCTTGATATAGCAGAAATGCGACGTGCGTGTGGCGCAGGGAGTGGAAATGGAAGTTCTTCTTTTTCAGGCCACAGTTGGCCATGAGCTTTTTAAGGGTCTTGTTGACCGCAGTACTGCTCGGCAGCTCACCGCGAGAGTTGGCAAAAATCATGATATTTCCGTTAGGGCGTAGCTGCTGCAGGATTTTAAGCAGTCCGTCGTTTACGGCAATGACACGCTTTGACGATTTGCTTTTGGGCTCTTTCAGTTCACGCTGCACGTACGAATAGGATTTGTTGACCGAGATAGTCTTATGCATGAAGTCAACGTCATTCCACGTCAGGGCAGCAATTTCGCCAAGTCTCATGCCCGTGTAGATTGCCGTCATGACCATATAGGCGCTGGTGTATCTCGGATCAAGACTGGCCGTGGTTTCCTGTATCAGCGCTTTGATTTCGTCGAGATTAAGATACTCAACACTCCACGTTTTCGAGCGGTCATAAGGCAGCTCGATACCGATGGTAAAATCCTTTTTGATGAGTTCGTCATACAGGGCGGATTTGACGCAGCTCCTCACGTAGACGTTAACTTCCGACATCATCTCCTTACTGTGATTAGCTCCATAGTCGTTCAGAAAGGCCTGGTACTTCTGTCTGGTCATGTCAGATAGCATGGTATCAGGGAAGTGGTCATGCAGAATTTTATCGACATGCAGATATTTACGATAAGTGCTGGGGGCGACTTTACCGCTTTTATATGTTTCGTGCCATTCAGTAAAATAGTCTGCGAACAGTTTTCCTTTTTTCTCGATTGAATTCTCAGATTCAATTTCTTGGGCAAAAGCTTTGGCTTCATTTTTTGTCGCAAATCCCGCTTTGTAAACTTGCTTCAGTTTTCCGTTTTCACGTTTAGAAATGCGTACTGACCAACCAGTTTTTGTTTTTTTGTAACTAGCCATCTTTAAAACTTCCTTTCTCCGTGGTAAAATAGAGTATACAAATAGCGCACCTTTAGGCGTTGTTTTTTTGATTCGCATTCCCTTTCCGATTGGCGTTGGTGGAGGGGATGCGATTTTTTTATAAATCAAGCAATTGCTTTTTCTTGGCATCGAACTCTTCTTGAGTTATGGCACCGGCATCGAGCAATTCTTTTAATTTTGATATCTGATCCAAAGAATCAGCTTGCATAACGTTATCAGTACCGTTGCTGTTAAGCTTGATTATGCGATCGAGCACAGCGGCAATGTCTTGAGTATCTTTTAAATCTCGCTCATACTGCTTGCTACCGACCTTTAGCTTTTTGCTGCTAGTGGTTATGGTGTATGTAGGGTGAGCTGCAATTGTCGTGCTGATTACTACTTCAATACTTTCACTGACTTCTTTTGTTTTTCGCTTTCCGCCAGTTGCAAGACCAACAACCGCACCAATACCACCAGTCAACAACCCTAACCCGATGCCTCGAGCGATGTTTATGCTTCCCTTTGAAACGGTAGATCCATTCTGGTTGACCTCGTAGTCAAGTACCTCAGAGTATTTAATCACCGTTCCTGGATAAGAAAAAGTTAAGTCTAAACCGATTGCTTGCAACCCGTCATCAAAAATCATTTTTCCATTTGCGACAGTGTGTTTCGATTGACTGGAGCAAAGCGCATCGGCCAGACGGTTGCGTTCTTCACGATCTGCCTTTTCTTTTGCTTTCTTTTCTTCAGCTTCTTTTTGCATCTTTGCAACGTCGGCTTTGAAATTATCCAAAAATCCCATAAAGAGACCTCCCTTTTTTATATTTCCGATAATATTTTCTCAACGACCGGAGCGTATCTCAGAGACAGATGCCGATTTTCAAGGAAGACAATTGGATTGACACTGGAGCTCTCCAGCGAATTTTCCGAAAGATACTCCTTGACTTCTTCCCTAAGCATAAAACTTACCGCTTCGGCTTCCATTTTCGAATGCGCCGTCTTGGTGCAGTTATATAGTCCGGAATAGTCAGCCTGGCGAGCATGACCGAGCTCATGCAGTATCACTTCAAACTGTTCCTGTTCGGATAGCCGGCTGTTGACTACTATCATTCTGCAGCCTGGTATGTAGTAGCCTTTTCCATCTAGGCAGTCACTGTAGGCCACTGTAACATTGTATTTATATTCTAAGCGTTTCAGAACGCATCACTCCTTTTTATTATTGAGATAACCCTCTATAATACCGCGTAGTACTTCCCTGTCGTTATCTGTTATAGGCTTGCCATCATAACTCATAACTGTATTTAGGGCGTCTTCCACGCTAATATTTTTAGAAGGCTCTCTATCTAATAAATAATCTGTAGAAACATTAAAATAATCAGCTACCTTCTTTAGCTTTTCGGCAGATGGTGATTGTTTATTCCATTTAGATATTGAACCATTACCAAATCCTAAAGTTCTTTCTAGTTCAGCAATGGAAATTTTACGTTGCGTTGCTAATTCTTTGATATTATCACGTAATTCCATAAGTCCTCTCCTTTTCTCTGACAATTATCTAAAAAAATTTGTAAAAGGGGTTGACCTTAGTCCAATAATCTAATATACTAAAGATGTTCCAAAGGCAAGTACTAAAAAATAATATAAAATAATCTATTATGAATGTGGTGGACTAAGTGCCAGCCTGTTTTTCCTATACTCTTATAATAGATTATTGGAAGTCATTAGTCAATAGTTTTTGCTATTTTTCTTAGATTATTGGAGGTGTTTTTTTGAAAATCTATAATGCCGTAAAAGATATTTCCGCTCAAAACGGGATATCCATTTACAAAATAGAAAAAGAGCTTGGCTATTCCAACGGCTCGATTTCAAAATGGAACAGGCAAATTCCAAACGCTTTAAGGCTCCAGGAAGTTGCTGATTTTTTAGGAGTAACCAGTTCATACATTTTAAATAAAGCTCGAAAGGAGAATGACCATGAATCCATTCAAAATTGAAGTTGACCAGGACGCCCTGAACGAAATCGTTCAGTGGAATATCAATGAAGTTCTCGACGAAGATTTGTCAGGAATCACATGGAGCCTTGACGAATTCCGCAAGAAGTGCTGCGGAAACAAAAGCCGAGCGTGGGTAGCGCTCTACATCTTCTCACGGTTTAACGACGAAATTACCGGGAATGATGGCTGGCTGATCCGTGCCAACGCCCGTGGCCAGCAAAACATAATCTTTGCCAAGGCCGCAAAGGAATGGATGGAAGAAAACCGCCAGCGGATTGACTGGCGGGCGAAATTACCAAGATAGGAGGAAAAATGAATGAGCAAAAAAGAGCTATTAATCGCATTGAGGTTAACGCAGCATAATCACAAAGTTTTAATGAAGCTTAAGGATAAGCAATCGAAGGAGGGAACGAGATGAAAAATTTAAGCCAAGTCAGAAAAGAGCGTGAAGATACGCTCACGCTCTGGACGGTTGGTGATTTGTTGGAACCCGAATTTGCCAAGGCTCGCACGGTTGCCATTGCGTGGGTTTTGGAAGTACTGGATTTGGAAAAACAAGCAATCACGGAGGGATAAATTATGAGTGAAATTGTAGAAAACGAATCAGAATCAAAGTACGTCACACTGGCGGTAGTCAAATACGATCCGAACAAAGGCACGGAACGTGAGGGAGATACGACAGAAAACGAAATTGTGCGTCTGCCAACGTTCTGCTGCCAGGTTGACGTAGGCGACTCAATTGCTTTTAAGAGTTATAGAACCTTCGAGGGCGAGGTACTTGCCAAGGAAACATACGGCTTTAGGGACGATTACTTGTCTATGTTATTGCTGATGTCTCATCGTTCCTTAGAGACTCTTCCAAATGTTGAAGCAAAGGTCGAGAAAGTGAGAGTGACACGATAAATAAAAAGACGCCATCGTAAGGGGGTGATTTTTATGGAAGAACAAGATCCGGAAAAAATGGTTAGAGACTGGGTGCGCAACACCAAAGAAGCCTACAGCATTCTGTGGGCGTTCGACCAACTTATTATGCGAGACAGAAAGTGGTGGAAACCTCATGATGCTTTGTTAAAAATGTTGGATGAATTTGACAAAATCGACGTAGACTAAAAAACCGCCCCTTGAAAAAAGGGGCGGCACGAATTTATTATGAATCACTTATATTATAGCACATTTAGGAGAAGAAACACATGTACAAAATCAAAAAGAATTCAAGAACATTAGAAGATGGAACTAAAATCACGACCTACAGTAGAGAAATTGAAAGTTGCAACATTCTAGAAGTTGAAGCCGGAACTACTGGCTATTGTGGCGGTGATACCGGTCATGGCGGTCGCACCTATTTTCGCATTCAAAATGAAGCATGCACGGATATGGAGATCCATAGTTATAGCGATCGGTACAACTATTACGTGTCTGATGAATGCGGGGATGAATGTGGGGTTGAAGTTGCCCTCGGGGGTGACTGTGAGCTTGAAACGATGATCCAGGCTTTGAAGTTTATCGTAAAGGTCCTTGAGGACGAATCTAAGGGAAAAATGTTAGAGGAGGAATAGAAATGAATGATTTAACAGTGCTAGAAAAATTATCAGTCAACTTCAAGCCTGGCACAATCGATTTTCCACAAGCAGAAGAACTGAAGAAACTGGTTGCTGACAAGCTTGATCAGACAAAAGGTCTGGTTGCCACTGACGAAAGCATTAAAGCAACAAAGGCATCACGTGCTGATGTCAACAAGCTTAAAAAGGCAATCGGAGATGTCAGAAAGAAATACAAGAGAGCGTGGAACGCACCGTTTGAACTCTTCGAGACAACACTCAGAGCGCTTGAAGGTGATTGCGACAGTGCGTCACAGGAACTCAAGTTGACCATTGACGGGTTCGAGGAAACGCAAAAGGAAGAGCGCAAGCAGAAGGTACAGGCGCTCATCGAAGAAATGGCGCCTAACTACAACGTCAAAGCCGAAGATCTGCCTATCGCAGATAAGTGGTTGCTCAAGTCAACGTCACAAAAAACGATCGTGCAAGAAATCGGCGAACAAATGAAGGTGCTCGTTAACCTGTACAAAGAACGTGATGAAATCGTAAAAAAGTGCATGAAGAGTGGCCTTGCTCCAGCTCCGTATATTGAAATGCACGAAAACGGGATGTCATATATCGACGTTTCAAACAAAATTGAATCGGATCTGATCGACCGAGAAAATACGGCCGATCTCTTCAAGCAAGCCAAACAAGCCGAAGTGGCAGAACAAAAAGCTGCTATGACGGATATTGGAGACGGGCGCTTGGTCGATAAAAACGGCGAAATCAAGCAAGAGCTGCAGCTTGTCACGTTTACGCTCAAGGGAACCATGGGGCAACTTGATGATGTCGCTCGGTTCTGTGTTGCTAACGGCATAGAAGTGGTCAAGGCAAGCAATAGAGAGACAGTTATTGAGTAGGAGGGATGCATATGGAAAACGACGAAGCAAAAGCCTTGTACAAGGCGCTTAGCTTATTCAGGAAAAACATCAAGCAGCCGGTTAAAGACGGGGAAAACCCGTATTTTGAAAGTTCATACGTAACACTTGAGGGCGTTATCAAAACGGTAGATGAAGCGATGAACGGGACGGGTTTATCGTTTGTGCAAGAAGTTGCAACAATTAACGGCCTGCCGTCAGTCAGAACCACGCTCACACATGAAGACGGCGGCACAATGACAACCGAATGGTTAAGCTTGCTGCCTGGGCGAAAAGCCACACCGCAAGATATCGGCTCGTTGATAACCTATGCTAAACGGTATCAACTAGCCGGGTTTATGGGTATATCAAGCGACGTTGACGATGACGGCAACCAAGCTAGCCAAAACTATCATCAGATGTCGTATAGCAGTCAACAGCAAGTAAGCGAACAGGTACTCACAGAATGGAAACAAACAATGGCTAGTACGTGCCAACAGCTGAGCAAGAGCCAAAAGGGTGTTATGGCTTTGATCAAGAAAGAAATTCTTGAAAACAAACGCTTTGCTAACTATCAAAGCTGGAGCGAAGAAGTGAAACGCAAAGCAGAAATTACAATCATGAAAGAAGAACTAGGAGGACAAAAACATGAACAGCGTTAATTTAATTGGTCGTTTGACCAAAGATGTTGATTTGAGATACACGCAATCAGGGTTGGCAGTAGGACGCTTCTCCGTGGCGATCGACCGCCCCAAAAAAGACGGGCAGGATAATGGGGCAGACTTCCCAAATTGTGTAGCATACGGTAAAACCGCCGAAAACCTCGCCAATTACGTTCATAGAGGCGAGATGGTCGGGGTGACGGGGTGCATCCGGACAGGGAGCTACACCGGCAAAGATGGTCGGAAGGTTTACACGACAGACATATCCGTGGCAAGCGTTCAATTCCTGAACTCAAGATCGAGTGGCGGCCAAAATAACGGTTATCAAAACAACGGATATCAAAGTAGCGGTCAAAACAACAACGGATATCAAAATAACGGTTATCAAAATAATGGCGGATATCAGCAACAGAATACGTCAAACTCGCCCAATAATGGCAATTTTAGCCAGAATAATGCACAAAATGCACAATATGGCTTTGACGAGAACGATTTACCGTTCTAAGAATAAACGGGGTGGGAGGGTAGGAAAATGATAGGAAATGCAAAAACTATCATCGAATGGCTGTTCGAGCAAGGCACAACCAAGAAATTTGAAATAAAGGAATTGAAACCTAAGCGATCATTGACCGCAAACGCCTATTACTGGTCTTTGCTCAATCAGCTGGCAAACGTTCTCAGGTTTGATAACCAAAAGCTGCACTTCATGATGTTACAAAGATATGGGCAATATGAAGTTGTCAGCGTACTGTCAAGCATTGATGTAAAAGGGTATTTCAGATATTACGAACCTATAGGGCACGGGGTTATAAACAACAAGAAATTTACTCACTACAAAGTGTATAAAGGAAGTTCTGAAATGAATTCTAAAGAGTTTTCCATCTTGCTTGACGGATTGGTCAGCGAATGCAACGAACAGAGCATAGCGACCTTGACGAAGAGTGAAAGGGAGCAGCTACATTTTATCGAAGGGTGTGATTGAATGGAATTTTGCATTATGAATGACAATTACCCGTTTTGGCGGAATTGTCGAGAGCCTGGACTTTGCCGGCATGAAATCTTTTTCGGAACTGGAAACAGAAGGCTGTCGATCGAAGACGGTCTAGTGGTTTTCCTTGCGCCGGAAATGCATAACGTGACGAATTACGGAGTGCATTTTAATCGTGACTTTGACTTGAAGCTGAAAAAAGCAGGCGAACGGGCATGGATTGATTATTATGGCAAGAGCAAAGAGGATTTCATCAAGCGGTACGGAAGGAATTACCTTTAGGAGGGACACCATGAAAAGCAGTAAAGTACGTGATAATAACTTTGTTACAATTCAAGGTTGGATGATTACTAAACTCGGCTTAAAAGGCAATGCATTGATCGTATATGCTATCATTTATGGCTTTTCTCAAGATGGTCGAACCCATTTCACGGGAAGCTTGCAGTATTTAGCCGATTGGACGAGCGCTACAAAACCAGGTGTTCATAAAATCCTGAGGTCACTTGTGAACAAAGGCTTCATCGGAAAAAAAGATAAATTAATCAACAACGTGAAGTTTTGCGAGTATTACGTTACGCCGCTTTCAAAGCTGAATGGTGTTAACTCCAGTGAATGGGGTATTAAACCAGGGTTAACGGGGGTATTAACTCCAGTTAACGAGGGTGTTAACTCCAGTGAACGGGGTATTAAACCAGGGTTAACTAATAATATAGATAATAATATAGATAATAATATAGGTGATACTACAGACGTAGTAGTAGAACCTAATTTGGTTAACATAGCAGAACAAACAACGGACGGCGGCGGCTTCGCCAAGGTAACTCAATTCTATCAAGATAATTTTGGGATGCTTAGCAGCTATCTTTACGATGACATCAGGCAGACGTATGACGATTGGAAGCAAAAATCAAAAGAGCCTGTCGAAATAATGATCAAAGCTATGCAGATAGCTCTTGAGAAGAATGTCAGAAACTGGAGATTTGTCTCTAAGGTCCTGTTGAACTGGGAAGACAAAAAGCCACAGACGTTAGCTGACGTAGAAGCACTGGAAAAAGAACACGGAAGACAAGGACAACAAAAGAAGACGTTGACAGAACAGGCTGAAGAAGACCGTAAGTTTAACGAAACATACGGATATTTCGCTGACGATTAGGAGGGAAAAGAGAAATGAAAAGCGTAAGTGATGTTTTAGGCGCTATAAAAGCGCCACCAAAAGAATGCAAAGCTGCTTATCAAGCGTGGCTAGATACTCAAGCAATGACAGACGAGGAAAAGAGGTCATTCCTCGACAAGAAAGCCGAAGAAGCAAACCAAGCAGCGTTAAAGCAGATCATGACCCCGAAAACATGGGGCAAGAGCCTATGGTCGGGCAACAAAGAGGTCAAATTCTCTTTTTCTGATTGGAATTATTCTAAACAAGAAAACCAAGGACTCGCAAAACAAGTGGCGATTCAAGCTAAAACGTTAAGCGACCAGCTCAAAACCGATAACTTCAATGTTGTGCTACTTGGCGGCGCCGGAGTCGGAAAAACATCACTTGCGATTGCAATGATTACTGCTTTAAGAAGAACCGGCAAAAGCGCAATGGTGATTTCGACAACGGAACTTGTATCAAAGCTAAACCGTTCATACGATTTCAAAGACGCTCAAAGAGAAATCGCCAAAGTGGAGCAAGGGGCATATGACTGTGACGTGCTTCTGCTTGATGATCTGGGCACGGAAAGCGGCGGTCGAGTGAAAGAAATCAGAACCGATATGTACGACCTGATGTATCGGATTTCCAACGCAAGAACGAATAAGACAACGATTATCACTACAAACAACACTCCGGCAGAGCTTGGCAAAATCTATAGCGAGAAAATCGTAAGCCGATTGCTGCCGAAACGGAAAGAAAAGTGTATCGATATGCACGGGCTGAAAGACGTAAGGGGGCTATAGCATGATAATCAGACAAGTTTATAATCACGAATACGCTAGCATAGTCGAAACGGACAGCAGCTATCTGTTCTTTGGTGGTCGAAACATCGGAGCTTTTAAAGTTGGTGAAGAACTGACTGCCCCTTGTGAACCGTACAAAATCCTGATGAAATGGAACATCAGCAAAGCAGTCGAAAACATGATCAAGGGGGTATCTGATTGAAATTTAGAAAAGTCAATGGCGGTTGCCTGGTATTAATTGCATTGAGCATTTGGTTTGGCACCATTTGGCTCTTGTGCCGGTGGTTGGTAGGGGGATGACAGCGTGGCCAAGAAAGAAGTTGATTTGAGAGAAAGACTCGCAAGCGATGTTCTTAAAATCGTTGAAACGCATGAAGCACTTATCGGAGTAATTGATAAAGAGAACGTTGAAATAAAAAGGCTAAAACGTAAGCGGGACCGCTTGCTGCATGACGTAGACAGACTGCTGTATGACGTTGTGAAAGTTGAAAACAAGTACGGTATAGGGCGAGGCTATCTTGAAGGAGGAACGCATTTCGCTGAAGGACGCCTTGATAATCTTTCAAAGGCCGACCTGATGGGGTGGCTTAAAGCATTAGTTCAAGACTACAATGTACTGTATGAGGAACGCAACAAATACAGAAAAATTGTCGAAGGGAAAAAGAAGAGAAGGAAGCCAAAAAACAACGATGAAATTTCGCTATTTTAAGAGGAGGAACAAAAAATGAAAATCGAGATCGAAAAAGAAGACTTTGTAAGATTGGCAGTGTATGCATCATGCGCTGACTTGCCTAAAGAAGAAAACAAGTGCGGAATGACCCTCAGAAAGGTCATGGATAGTCTTGATAAAGACGTTGCCAATGATGTCGCCGGTGATATGCTTGCTTTGAGAGCCAGGATCGAAATGCTTAACGGGGCAAATGTTGAAGATCTGGTGAAGGCGATACTGGAAGCCATGACGGGAGATGATGAGAATGACAAATGATTTAGCGGCCGAGCTGAAAGCTCTGATCAAAGAGGGGAGCGGGTATAACCAAACCATGACTATCGAACCGCTGGAAGATGGTGAGTGGTGCAGTATAACCACATCATCCATCGATGTTTGTGGGGACAATGTTGTCATCTATGCACGGCGAATGGACGGCATGAACAATTGCCCGGATGGAATGATCGAACTGAGCGATTTCGGGGTGACGGATTTTAATATCGGCGATGATTACAAATATGTAATCGAGGTGGAATGCAAGATCTGGCACTTGATTTATGGCCTTGGAAAGCGCACTGATATTCATACGGCTGTGGCGGCACAGCCAAAAGATTTCTGCTATGTCTTTGCGCAAATAGACTGGGCTACTACAAGCATTAACAACATAGCTGCCTATCTGCTTGAGGAGGAAGATTCCGATGAAAAATATGAATAAATTAGAACGCATTGTTTCTGCAGCATTCTTTACATGTGGTGTTCTCATGTATCTGTTTTACAGGTGGTGGTTAGCGGGGTGATTGAATGCTACTTGTGGATTACTTTTTAAAGGAGATCGAAACGTACAAAAAAGGCCAGGTGCGTGAACAGACATACAATAAATATTGCTCAAACGGGCGATTTTTGATTGAAAACTTTCCCGACCTGGTTTTATCAGAAATGACTGCGGATGACTACCAGCAAATCTTGAACAAGTATGCAGAGACGCATGAAAAAGCAACTACTACCGATTTTCATCACCAGCTGGCCTGGGCGCTTAAGCGAGCGTACAACATAGACGGTATCTTAAAGCGTGACGTTACTTTTGACGCTAAAATTCCACTAGGGAAAAAGCCAAGAAAGAAAAAGCAGAAGTTTATGGAAATCGAAGACATGAAAAAGTTGATCCAAGAGCTTAAGCATGAAAACACGCCCGAGGCAAACTTCTTCTTGATCTTGTTAAAAACTGGTCTGAGGTTTGCTGAAGCGCTGGGCATTACGCTTAATGATATCGACTTTAAAAGAAAAACGGTAAGCATAAATAAAACACTAGCTTACAAAGGGCATCAAAAAGGGACCAGAACTTTTGCTCCGACTAAAAATAGGTATTCGGTCAGGACAATCATTGTAGACGATGCGGTTTTGTATATGCTATGGAAAAACGCGAAGGGTGCTGATCCAGATGAAAGCATTTTTTTCAAAATCAAAGGCTTCCAATTTAATTCGACGCTTAACAACAAACTTAAGCGAGCTTGCCGGAAAGCAGAGGTTCCCGAAATCACACTGCATAGCCTAAGACATGAGCACGCAACATATTTGGTGTCGCAAGGGATTAGCAGCATGGCGGTGGCAGAACGTTTGGGACATGCAGACGACTCTGTCACAAGAGCCGTATACATTCACCGGTTGGAAACGGAAAAAGCACGGGACAACGAAGAAATATTACAAAAGATTGCGAATTTGTGAGGGGGTGGGATAATGGTTAAATTTGATGTTAAAACTGTAAACAACTTGCTGGGAATCGACGACGCATTTAAGGCGCCCAGCAGACTGATGGAGATTTTACTTGAAAGAGAAGAGCGCGAGGAACTGTTTAGAAACTTTCTAAAAATCGATACTAATCTAGAGTATGATTGGTTTCATGAATACTTTGAAACCGAACAGGCCGAAAGAAAATCGAAGAAGCAGGATTTTACGCCTGATTCAGTCGCTAAATTGGCGAATGCGATCGCTTGCGAACCAAGACATACTGATTATTATGAGATGGCAGCAGGTACCGGAGGCATGATGATAGCCCGTTGGGTCTATAACATCAAAGAAGATCCGGCGTTTGTGCTCAAAAGAAAAGAAACTATGGTCAATGACGTTCTAACGTCCAGCATTTTTACCTATAGTCCACGAGCGTATTGGTATCATCTTGAAGAACTGTCAGACAGGGCGATTCCGTTCTTGCTATTCAACGCAGCTATCAGAGGAATGAATGCAGAAATTATTCAGTGTGATTCTTTGAGCAGGAAAGCCAAACGGGCATTTTATGTAAAAAATGACAGCGATAATTTTCTGGCATTTTCTGACATTTTGGAGATTCCAAAAACTGATGATTTTGCAAAATTCTTAGACGTGGAATGGGAGTGATTGACATTGAATGACTTTAAAACAAACAAAGCGTATCTTTTCCAGTATCGCAAGAAAATGGAGAAGATTCAGCGGTTGGAAGATAAGCTGGCGCAGATTGATAGCGACATCATATCGCTCAAATCGCCAGTGAGCGACGGTATGCCGAAAGCGTCGGTACGTATCACGCTTGATGACAAGCTGATACAACGTGATGAACTGGAGGGCAAAATCAATACTTTGTTGACGCATGCTAGAAAAAACCGGTCGGACATATCCCGATGCATCGATGCATTGGATAATCAGAAGCAGGCACTGGTGTTGGATAGGTACTTCATCGGCCTGCAGTCTCTAGAAGAGATAGCGGACGATGTCAGCTATAGCTGCAGCTATGTCACCAAGCTTTACATTCAGGGCGTTCAGTCAATCAGTGTAGTTTGAGTGCAGTTGTAGTGTAGTTGAAGTGTAGTAAGAGTGTAGTTGGAGTGTATACAAAGTAACCGTGCATACATGCTATTATGATAACGTCGAAAAAGGCAAGAGATTAACACCCCCTTGGGGATACCATGCCAAGATGGTAAGCATCCCCCTGGAGTGCAAGTTAATCCCTTGCCTTTTTATATACCACCAGTGGAGGTGACAGCATGGTCAGAGCTGACAGACAAGGACAGCACAGGACTGCATTTGAGAAGAATAAGAGAAGAATATTACTGACACAAAACGTCTGTGGGATTTGCGGCAAGCCTGTTGACAAGACGCTAAAAGCTCCGGATCCATTGTCGCCTGTCATTGATCACATCGTACCGATTAGCAAGGGTGGTCATCCATCTAGTCTGGACAATCTGCAGCTGGCTCATTGGCAATGCAACCGTCAGAAATCGGACAAGCTATATGCTAGTGGATTTAAAAAGAAGCCTCAAGTAATCGGCAACAGGAATCTTCCGCAGTCACTGGACTGGTCCAGATACAGGGGGGTATAGACCCCCTACACGGGCCGTCCGTGCTTTCCCGCCGTCACTGTACATTTTTTCTCGCGCGACATGAAAGGAGTAGATAAAGTGAGTGAATTTAAGGGTATGGGGTACCTGAAACGCAAGCTGGCAACCGTCAGACCACGGGTTCTGATGAGATATAGGCAGTATGCATCTAAATATCATGATTCCCCCGTCGGACTGACTATCCCGCCTAGCGTGCGTGATCGGTATCGTGCGGTACTCGGGTGGAATGCGAAGGGTGTTGACGCTTTGGCAGACAGACTGGTATTTAGAGAATTTGCAAATGATGATTTTGGAGTAAATCAGATTTTTAAGCAGAACAATCCCGATGTGTTTTTTGACAGCGCAGTTCTATCGGCATTGATTGGCAGCTGCTGTTTTGTCTACGTCTCTGCTGATTCTGATTCTGCTGATCCTGTGCGTCTGCAGGTCATTGAAGCGTCTAATGCCACGGGTGTCATTGACCCGATTACGGGTCTGCTAACGGAAGGATATGCCGTACTTCAGCGAGATACTGATACAGAGGCACCGCTTCTGGAAGCGTATTTCACGCCTGCTGAAACATGGTATTACCCTAAAGGCGGTTCGCCATATTCAATCGCCAATCCCGCTGGTATGCCGCTGCTTGTTCCGGTCATTCACAGGCCCGACGCTGTCAGACCGTTTGGTCGGTCAAGAATCACCAGATCAGGTATGTATTATCAGCGTTACGCCAAACGCACGCTTGAGCGAGCCGACGTCACGGCCGAATTTTATTCGTATCCGCAGAAATACATTCTTGGCATGGATCCTGATGCCGAACCGATGGATGCGTGGAGAGCAACGGTTTCATCTCTTTTGAGGATTGACAAGGATGATGATGGCGACCGTCCTACTGTCGGCCAGTTCACGACCGCAAGCATGGCTCCGTTTACTGAGCAGCTGAAAACCGCAGCTGCCGGTTTTGCCGGAGAAATGGGATTGACGCTCGATGATTTGGGCTTTGCGTCTGATAATCCTTCTTCAGTTGAGGCAATCAAGGCCAGTCATGAGAATCTGAGATTGGCTGGACGTAAGGCGCAGCGGTCACTGGGCAGTGGCCTGTTGAATTGCGCATATACGGCGGTGTGTCTCCAGGACCAGTTCCACTATGCACGCAGCCGTTTTGTCGATACTGAAGTCAAATGGGAGCCGTTATTCGAGGCCGATGCTAATACGCTGACGCTGATTGGCGATGGTGTAATCAAACTCAACCAGGCGATTCCGGGATTTGTGACGGGCGAGACCATTAGGGATTTGACCGGCATTCACGGCGCAGAAAACACCAAACCGCAGATCACTACACAGTCAGAGGTGGTAAGCGATGACTGATGATGTTTTGCCGGAGTTGCTGAAACTGGTCTGTGACGAATTTGAAAAGTCATATGCTGCTAACGGGATTGTCAAACAGGTGCAGAAGAAGCTTGAGGATAAGTCAGCTACATATGCTGACGCTTACGAGTACGCATATGAGGTCGGCTGCATGCTCTCTGACGCCCTGACAAAACATGTAACAAACGAATTATTGCCTAACGGTACAATGTACTACAATATTGCTCAACGGCTGTTACAGAAAACGCTGGGTACCAATTATGAACTGGTGTCCGAACTGGCGGCTGGTGTGCAGAAAGTTCTCAATAGGAAGGCGGGCCTGACCCTAGCCGCACTGAAGCCGGACATTGATCAAAATAAGGTTGATGGATTGATTGAGCGCCTGTCCAAAGGTGATTTTGAAAATGACAAGTTCGTCATGGGCAGTCCGATTGCTAACTTCACGCAGTCCGTTGTTGATGACACAATTGCTAAAAACGTTGAATTCCATGCCAGCGCAGGTCTGCATCCGAAAATCGTCAGAAGATATGCTGGCAATGGCTGCAAGTGGTGTGCAAATCTGGCGGGGACGTACAATTATCCAGTTAAACAAGAGATCTATCGCCGTCACGATAACTGCCGCTGCATTGTTGAATATTTTCCGGAGGACGGAAGAGGCGTGCAGAATGCACACACTAAGGGGTGGAGAAACGAATCGAAAGTCGAACGTGAAAGGATTCGTAAATCAAAAGGCGATAATGGCTTTAGAAGGAAAGACAGCATTCAGACTGCAGCCGAAGCGGAGGCAAGGGCATTGGGATATAATCCGATTCCTACGTCGAAGGCTGTTGAGTCTTTAAGGAAAGAGGCAAGAATATGGCAAAAAGACTTGAAAGATGAAGAGATAAGGTCGATTAACAAATACACGTATAATGGCACAGATGATGATGGCAAGAAATTATTCTTCAAAATCAATGAATATTCGGAAGGCCGTTATTCCCCAGAAGATGAAAGAGAAGAAGAAATCATTTTGAGAAATGCAGGTTTTATAAATAAAGGCCTATCGAAATTTAAACTGAAAGATGATATAATAGTATACAGGAACGATAAATTACCCCAAAAACTTAATAAGCGGTTGAATAAGTTTTTAAGTACTTCAGCTATGCCAAAGGCGGTAATAGGAAAGGTACCCAATGTGGCAATTATTGTTCCCAGGGGAAGTAGTGGCGGTTACGTTGAGTTGATAGCTGATGAAACATATAGAAAGCAGCGAGAGTTTCTTATAAACAGTGGTGCTGAGTTAGAGTTAGTGAAAAAAGAGGCTGGTTTATATATTTATAAATTGAGGTGATATTTTTATGTTAAGTAAGGAATTGGCTCGAAAATATTATCAGGAACGAATTGATTCAGAATCTTACGATGACTATACCGAAGAAGAACTGCGCCTTCAAAAAGAAAGGGCAAAAAAGTTGAAAGATTATGTTGAAAAATTGCGTAGAGAAGAACAAGAAGAATTAAAGTCTAAGCATCCGTAAGGGTGCTTTTATTTTTTCATAACGTGTTTAAGAGGTGCAAAAGATGACTATGATGTGGTTGGCTTAATCGAAATGATATTTGGCGGTTAATTAAGTTAACCGCTATTTTTATACTCTTTTTTGCCCTGTCATATGGCGTTAAACTGGGCAATACGATTGAAAGGAAGAAGGCCATGGCTGAAAAACGACTAGGCAATCAGAATCCTACTCAATCGGTAATTCTACCATACACTGAATCCTTGTCGGATGAAGCAATCGCAATATACGAAAAAACCGGGCTGAAGAGCTACCCGTGGCAGAAAAATCTTGTAAAGTCAATCATGGCTGTTGATGATGATGGCTTATGGGTGCATCAGAAGTTCGGTTTTTCCATACCCCGCCGTAACGGTAAAACGGAAATCATCTATATCCTTGAACTGTGGGGACTTAAGCACGGGCTTAACATGCTGCATACGGCGCACAGGATCAGTACTTCTCATTCATCTTTTGAAAAGGTTAAGAAGTATCTTGAAAAGATGGGAATGAAGGACGGCGAAGATTTTAATTCAATCAGAGCCAAAGGCCAGGAACGTATTGAACTGTATGAGACGGGCGGAATTATCCAGTTTCGTACGAGGACATCCAATGGCGGACTGGGCGAAGGATTTGATTTTCTCGTTATCGACGAGGCACAGGAGTATACGACCGAACAGGAATCGGCACTCAAGTACACGGTAACCGACAGCAACAATCCTATGACAGTCATGTGCGGGACACCGCCAACTCCTGTTTCTTCCGGGACTGTTTTTGTTAAATATCGCGAGGCATGTCTGTTCGGCCAGGCAAAATATTCCGGCTGGGCGGAGTGGTCGGTTTCGGAAGAAAAGGAAATCGATGATGTGGATGCATGGTACAACTCCAACCCGTCGCTGGGGTTCCATCTGACGGAACGCAAAATTGAAGCTGAGCTGGGCGAGGACAAGCTTGATCACAATGTGCAACGGTTAGGCTACTGGCCTTCGTACAATCAGAAATCGGCAATTTCCGCCGCTGACTGGGACGGCTTGAAAGTGGACGGTCTGCCTGACCTCAAGGGCAGACTGTTTGCAGCCGTTAAGTACGGTCAGGATGGGTCCAATGCCGCAATGAGCATAGCTGTGCGGACAACCGATGGACGAATTTTTGTCGAAGCCATTGACTGCCAGTCTGTACGCAATGGCAACAGATGGATCGTAAACTTCCTCCGCAACGCTGATGTGGAGCAAATTGTCATCGATGGTGCAAGCCGTCAGAAAATCCTGGACGAAGAATTGCGCGAGTACCATATCAGAAATGTTGTTTTGCCAACTGTCAAGGAAGTAATAGTGGCCAACTCCATGTGGGAACAGGCGATTTACGAGAAAACCCTATGTCACGCAGGGCAGCCGACGCTTAGCAGAATTGCAACGAACTGTGATAAACGTAGCATTGGCTCAAGCGGCGGTTTTGGGTACCGATCGCAGTTTGATGACATGGATATCAGTGTTATGGACAGCGCGCTGCTGGCGCACTGGGCTTGTGCAACCCTCAAGCCCCGTAAAAAGCAGAAAGTAAGCTACTAGCTTGCTGACATTACCGAACGCACGGGAAATGCGGAGAAAGGAGACAGTGATATGTCTGAATTTAAAACAATCGAAACGCAGGAAGAACTTGATCGTATCGTAAAAGAGCGTTTGGCGCGTCAGAAGGAGAAGTACGCCGATTACGACAAGCTCAGGGAACGCGTTGAGGAACTTGAAACTGAAAATGCTGAGCTGCATTCGACGGTCGAATCATCCAAATCTGCAAAAGGCGAGTTTGACAAGCAAATCGCAGACCTGCAGGCCAAGATTTCCGGTTATGAAACGGAGAAAATGAAAACCCGCGTGGCTTTGCAGAGTGGTTTGCCACTTGAGTTTGCCAATCGGCTACGAGGTGATGATGAAGACAGCCTGAAGCGCGATGCAGAAACACTGGCTGGATACATGCAGCCTAAGTCGGCTGCTCCGTTGAAATCGACAGAACCGGCAGTTGATGATAAAGGCTGGGGCAACATGATTCACCAGCTCACAAACAAGTAAAGGAGATAGATAATATGGCTGATACACTTAACACCGGCACAACATTTTCGCCGGAACTCGTCACAGAACTCATGAACAAGGTCAAGGGCTATTCAACCCTTGCCAAGCTGAGCGCTCAGACGCCAATCCCGTTCAACGGGTCGCAGCAGTTTGTTTTTAACCTCGAAGGCAACGCTCAAATTGTCGGCGAAGGCGAAACAAAAAAGCCGGGAAAGGCAACGATTGAAGCAAAGGTAATCCGCCCGTTGAAGTTTGTTTACCAGGCTCGCATTACTGACGAGTTCAAATACTGCTCTGAGGTCAAGCAGGTAGATTACCTTCAGGCCTTTTCTGATGGATTTGCTAAAAAGATTGCGGTTGCCTTTGATTTGGCCGCAATTCATGGTCTGGAACCCAAATCGCTTACTGACGCATCATTCAAGGCGACTAATTCGATTGATGGGTTGGTAACAGCGGTTGAGTTTAATGCTAAAACACAGTTTGATGATCAGATTGATTCAATTGTTCAAACTGTTGTTGCCAACGATTACGATGTTACGGGTCTCGCACTTTCCCCTGCAGCTGGCCAGGCGCTGGCGCAGGTTAAGGTTAACGGTGTAGTTCAGTATCCTGAATTCCGCTTTGGCCAGAATCCTGCCGCATTTTACGGCATGGCATCTGATGTCAACAAGACGCTTGCCACAAAAGGCGCTACGTCCGAAAACGACTACGTGATTGCAGGCGATTTTCAGAATGCGTTCAAGTGGGGCTACTCGGAAGAAATCCCGCTCGAGGTCATCGAGTACGGTGATCCTGATCAGACGGGCCGCGACCTCAAGGCAAACAACGAAGTGCTGCTTCGTGCCGAGTCGTTTATCGGTTGGGGCGTGCTTGACGCGAAGGCGTTTGCACGTATCAAAGCACCGGCAGAATAGTCACTATAGGTTAACTAAGGGGGTGGAAGGGTGGCAAATTTTGCAACTATCGAAGATATAGAAAAGTTGTGGCGCAATTTGAAGCCTGCTGAACGCGAGCGTGCGGAAGGTCTGTTGGAGATTGTCTCTGACAGTCTGCGTGTCGAAGCGGACAAAGTGGGCAAAAATCTTGATGAACTGGCGGCCGACAGCGATGCTTATGCGAGCGTTTTAAAGTCTGTGACCGTTGATGTTGTAGCGAGAACGCTGATGACGTCAACTGATCAGGAACCGATGACACAGATGACGGAGAGCGCTTTAGGCTACTCCTACAGTGGTTCATTCCTTGTTCCTGGCGGTGGATTGTTTATCAAGGACACTGAGCTTAAGCGCCTGGGATTGAAACGTCAGAGATATGGGGTGATTGACCCGTATGCTTAAAGGAATTACAGTTATTCTCGTTGACGAGACAGAGGAATCAGAAGACCCGTTCGGACAGCCGGTTACGGTCAAGGAAGAGATTGCGGTTGACAACGTTCTGGTAGCGCCAGCATCGACGGATGATGTTACTGCTGAGATGAGCTTGACTGGCAAGAAGATCGTGTATGAGCTAGCCATACCTAAAGGAGATTCGCACACCTGGGCCAATCGGCAGGTCAAGTTTTTTGGTCAGACCTGGCGAACTGTGGGCATTCCTCAGGAAGGCATCGAAAGCTTGATACCGCTTGATTGGAATAAGAAAGTGATGGTGGAACGATATGAGTAAGAACCGTTTTGTACTAAAACGTTCAGGTGTTGCACAGCTGCTTAAATCTAACGAAATGCAGTCGGCACTCAAGGCTAAGGCTACAATTATTCGGGAACGGTGCGGTGATGGATACGAACAGGATATATATGTCGGCAAGAATCGTGCAAACACTATGGTATATGCCGATTCCATCAAGGCAAAACGCAGTAATGCGAAGCATAATACGATTCTGAAGGCGGTGAATGCGGCACGTGATTGAACTCATTTTGAAACAGTATCTTGACAGTGTGCTTGATGTTCCCGTGCTTTTGGAGCATAAAACAGGCGTTACTGTACCGTATGTCCTGCTTGATAAAACGGGCGGCAGTGAGTCAAATCATTTGAAGAAGGCAACGGTTGCCATTCAATCGTACGGAACATCACTGTATAATGCGGCGAAGCTCAATGAGGATGTCATCCGAGCAATGGACGGGCTGACAACGGTTGAGAACGTCGGTGGTGCGCATCTTAACGGCAGCTACAATTTTACTGATACTGAAACTAAGAATTACCGCTATCAGGCGGTATATGATATTAACTATTTGTAAGGAGGTCATATAATGGCAACAACAGTTAAATATGTCACGAATGCAAAACCTAAAGTCGGCGGTGCCATTTACAGCGCTCCGACCGGGACGGCATTGCCGACTGACGCAACCAGTGCGCTTAATACAGCGTTTAAGTGCCTTGGATACGTGTCAGATGACGGCATTCAGAATTCGGATGAACGCAAGACTGATGATATCAAGGCTTGGGGCGGTGACATCATCAACTCCGTCCAGAAGGAAAAGACGGATACGTTCAAATACACTTTGGCCGAAGTGCTGAATGTTGACGTTTTGAAGGAAGTGTATGGTGATGCCAATGTCACAGGAACGCTTGACACAGGGGTAGTCGTTAAATCGAATTCAACTGAGCTTAAAGAACACGTGATTGTCATTGAGCTGGTGTTGAGGGACAATGTGCTGAAGCGAATTGTGATTCCGCAGGGGAAAGTCACCGAAATTGGCGAAATCAAGTATGTTGACGGCGATGATGTCGGCTATGAAACCACCGTTACCTGCTTCCCCGATGACAACTCAAACACGCACTACGAGTACATTGTCAAACCAAAGGCGGGAGGTGATCATAATGCTTAAAGGCAAGACAAAGACAGGATTTGAGTACGAATTTGATGAAAATCTTTTCAAGGACTATGAGCTGGTCGAGCTGCTGGCAGAGGTGGATGATAATCCGCTCGTTCTGCCGCAGATTTTCAAAAAGCTTATCGGTGACCGCGTAAAGGATTTGAAAGATCATGTCAGAGACGAGAATGGAGTGGTTGACATCGAGAAAATGGTGGCCGAGTTCGAAGACATCATTTCCACACAGGCCACCTTAAAAAAATAGTATTCCTTGCCGCTGCCATTAACACAGATGAGGATGCGCTGATATGCGACCTGGCTGAAACATATGGCATTTACAATTACAGACAGCTACCTGCAGACCGGGTAGCTGTTTTTTGCTATGGGTTAAGAGACGATTCGCGCATAAAAATGGCAATGGCTGACATGCGATATACGCTTGATACGCTTTTGTCTGCGGGCATTCTAGACAGGTTAAGCATTCTCATCTGGCAAAAGACGGAAGACGCTCAGCAAAACCGCAACAAGCCTGTTAGCTTGACTGATATACTGACAGGAAATGCCGAAGAAAGCGTCGGATTGTCATTTGCCAGCGGTGAGGAATTTGAAAAGGAACGCAACAGAATTTTGAAAGGGGTGGAAGCTGATGGCAATTGAGCTCGGCAAAGCTTATGTGCAAATCGTGCCATCTGCACGGGGCATCAGTGACGGAATTACTAAAGCTGTTGTCCCTGCTGCTGACGAAGCCGGTGCCACTGGTGGACTGCACCTCGGTAAAAGATTAGCTGCGGTTGCAACAGCTGCAATTGCGGCTGCCGGTATCGGTAAGGCGATCGCAGCTTCGATTGAAGAGGGCGGCAAGCTGCAGCAGTCAATCGGCGGTGTAGAGACGCTGTTCAAGAGCTCGGCAGGTATGGTTAAGCGGTATGCGCAGGAAGCGTACCGGACAACCGGTGTGTCGGCTAACTCATACATGGAAAACGTAACCAGTTTTGCGGCGTCCCTTGTTTCGTCGTGCGGTGGTAACACGAAAAAGGCCGCAAAACTGGCCAATACCGCAATGACTGACATGGGCGATAATGCCAATAAAATGGGCACTGACATGGAACTAGTTCAGGAAACGTATCAATCTCTTGCCCGTGGCAACTATGAAATGTTGGACAACTTGAAACTCGGTAGAAAAGCCATAGCCGAGTATAAACCTAGTGAAAACGGTGAAACTCTAAGTTTAGCGGCTTAGACAATACCGTGCCAAGCCTAGAATGGGAAGGTGTAACGACTATCGAAACAGAGAAAACACCTGAAAGGGTGTTTTTTTAATGGAGTAGAGTAGGATTCAAGCGAATCCGAAGCGCTAGGGTGCAAGATTATATGCACAAAAGATAGTCTATTCTGCATGGTGACATGCAGCAGCCCTAAACGGGCGGTCATGAAGTAGCGAATCATGGCGAATACGTACCTAGTATGGTGGTACTAAATCCGAAATGGAACGACTGATGAAGGACGCTGAAAAGCTGACGGGGGAACACTACACTGTCGGCGATTTTAGCGATACTGTCAAGGCAATCCATGCGGTTCAGGAACATCTTAAGATTACGGGTACAACGGCCAAGGAAGCATCAACTACGCTTCAGGGGTCATTCAACTCGATGAAGGCTTCGTTTCAGGACGTTCTTGGCAATTTATCTGACGGGGAACTGGATATCACGCCATCGCTTAATGCTTTGGCGACAACCACGTCTAATTTCCTGTTTAACAATTTCTTGCCGATGGTCGGCAGAATTTTTAAGAATCTGCCTGGCGCGATAGGTACGTTTATCCAGGCGGCGGCTCCCAATGTTCAAAAAGGAATTCAAGGGCTGTTTTCAAATCTTGGCGTTAAAATCGATTTTTCGAGCATTACGTCAAGTTTTTCCAAAATCACAACGGCAATTCAGCCGGTTGTCAATACGATTAAAAACAGTTTTTCGCATTTGAATTTTAGCGGATTGCAGTCACTCGCCAATGCGATTCTGCCGGCGGTTTCGGCCGGTTTTTCTTCATTCGTTTCGGTCGCAGGTCCTGCTGTCAGCGGCGTGGTCAAATCATTTGCGTCATTGTGGAATGCGGCTCAACCGTTAGTCAGCGTTATTGCTGGTGCGCTTAAACCGGCATTCCAGGTTTTGGGCGCATTCTTAGGCGGTGTGTTCAAGGGCGTTTTGAGCACGATCAAGTTTGCTTTCGACGCGCTCAAAGTTGTTATCCAGGTCATCACGCCAATTATTCAAGTGATTGTTAATGTGTTCAAAGCATTTTCGCCAGTTATTACAATGTTGGCAAGTTTTATCGGGCAGTTAGTCGGTCAGTTCGGTGGTCTGGGCGGTGCAGCTAAAACGATGAAGAACGTTGTCAGCACTGCGTGGAACGGAATCAAGGATGGTGTAAAGCTCGCTGGTGAAGGAGTCAAGGGCGTAGTCAACGGTTTGAAAATCGCATGGAACAGTTTGAAGTCTGCCGGTAATGCCTTGCGGAGTGCAGTATCAGGAGCATGGCATGGATTAGGCAGCGTTGTTTCTAGCGTATCCGGCGGTGTACGCGGAGCCGTCAGTGGCGCTAAGGCAGCATTTAGCGCATTCGGCCGTGGTGTCTCCAACGTGTCTGGCGGCGTCAAGGGTGTTTTGGGCGGTGTTAGGTCTGCATTTAACGGATTGCGGAACATCAATTTATGGCATGCCGGTGCAGCTATCATGAACGGTCTTCTGAGCGGTCTCAAATCAGCTTGGGGAAGCGTCAAGCATTTTGTAAGAGGTATTGCCAAGTGGATTAAGAAACATAAGGGCCCTATCAGCTATGATAAAAAACTGCTGATTCCGGCCGGCAATGCAATCATGGCCGGGCTTAACGGGGGACTGGTAAACGGATTTGAAAACGTTAAGTCAACCGTGCTGGGCATGAGTGGCACGATTGCTGATACGCTGACTGCTAATCCAACTGCTGCATTAGCCACCTCCGGGAACGTTGCCCCGGGCATGACCACGGCTAGTGCTACACCGGTTGTAATTAATTTGACGCTTGGAAACAGTGATTTTTCTGCTTTCGTTGACGATATTTCAAAAGCACAGGGGACCAAAACACAGTTCCAACGCAATTACAAATTTTAGAAGGAGGGGTTAGATGAAATCTCAAGTGGCATTTAGCTATGGTGGTCAGTGCCTGGATAGTAGCGTAGATGGGTTCACCACGCTTTCAGTTTCCGGCAGAGGCGATTTTACCCGTGCAGTAACTGCTACGGATTTAGCTAGTGATGGTGCCAAATATCTGAGCTCGCGCCTGGAATCAAAAAAGCTGACGATCAAGTTTTTTCTTAAATCTGTCAGCTTGACAGATTTGATTGCCAAGACGAGCAAACTCAAACGGATTCTCTCGGCTAAGAATGCCACGGTTTCGTTTGCCGATGATCCGCTATATAAGTATGTAGGCACAGTGACATCAGTTACGCTTGACGATACTACGCTACACCCAACGGGCTCAATCGAAGTGACGTTAAGCGACCCCTACTGCTACTCAATCGCACGGCAGAAAACAGGCACTGGCAAAACGGTTTCATTTACCGATTATGATAGCGGATTTTCTAATGTTCCTATTTCGGTCGAATTCGCGCCTGGCTCAGCCATCTCTGTTTTCCAGATGACAAGCAACCAAGGCAAAAAGTTCCTGCTCAACCAGTCGGTTTCGGCCGGCAAGAAGATAGTAGTTGATTTTGAAACGTTGTCATGCACCGTCGATGGCGCAAGCGTACTGTCAAGCGTATCTCTTAACAGCAACTTTGCTGATTTTACGATCGATAAAAATACGGTGTTGACGTTTAACGCAAGTGGAGGATATGTAATTAGATTCGAGGTGAAAAAATTGTGATTTTGTATCAGCTGAACAAAAAACAGGATGTGATTGGAATTGTTTCGTCCGATGTCATCAGTGCAACGCTTGAGGAACAAATCAATACGGCCGGCAGTCTGAAGTTTGTCGTCGCCAAGAAATTGAGTGCAGGGTGTCAGTATGTACTTATACAGCGCCCCGGTGCCGCTACGTACATGTGTTTCAAGATTTTGACGGAAACACAGGAGGACAACAAGATTAGCTATACTGCAGTTGAATCTGCATACGATGAACTTGGATCATACTCATTTATCAAGGACATGCGACCACAGAATCGTACTGCCAAGGAAATGCTGCAGCAAATCTTGTCGGCAACACGGTTTTCTGTCGGATATGTTGCTGATACCGGTACACAGAGTACGAATTTCTACTACACTACCGTCCTGGCCAGCTTGCAGAGCGTGGTCAATCTGTTCGATCTTGAAGTCACTTTTGACGTTGTTTTTGACCCGATTGACAACCAAGTTAAAAAACGCATGGTTAACCTGTACACTCAAATGGGATCCAGAACCGGACGGCGGTACGAGTACGGCGATAAGCTGCTCAGCGTAACATGCGAACAGTCTAGTGACACTCTGGTAACTGCACTTGTAGGCCGTGGGTCCAGTGTGCAGGTCAGCGAAGGTACTGATGGAAGTCCTGATGGATACAGTCGGAAAATTACCTTTGCCGACGTTGTATGGAAGAAATCTGCAGGGGACCCGCTCGATAAGCCGGCCAGGCAGGAATATCTGGAAGATCCGGCAGCTACGGCTATATACGGGTTCTCTGATGGGGCACCACGTATCGGTTTAGTAGAGTTTGACGCAATCACCGACCCCGCACTGCTTCTGAAAGCCACATATGACAAGCTGCAAGAACTCAAGCGGCCTAAAGTATCGTTCAAAGCATCCGTTACAGACGTTGGTAGCTTAAATTTGGGGGATACAGTGGCGATTATCCGCCATGATTTAAAAATTGAGTATTCCACGCGCGTTTACAAGGTTACGCATGACCTGCTCAATCGCCAGAACAACACAGTTGAACTGGGGGATGATTTTCAAGCCGCCAGCATAACGTCAACGATCAGCGCAGTTCAAGATACGGTGCAGAGCGCCAAAGATTACTCGCAATCAGCGTTGCAGTCAGCTAACGGCAAGAATACCAATCATTTCGGTACATCGCAGCCACAGTTTGCTGTTGAGGGGGACTTGTGGTACAAGGATCTCGGCAACGGCGAGACTGAAATGTACCAGTATCAGAATGGTAACTGGGAACTGATTACGTCGACGGCAGAGCTGCATAACACGCAGAAGGAAGTTGACCAGGCCATCAAAGATTTCAACGCGCATTTTAAAGAAATCGATGACAAGTACGTACCTAACGAAACTTACCAGACGGAAAAACAAGTACTGACCACAGCCGTGACTAAAGCCTCGGAAACGGCTCAAGCGGCAAAGGCAACTGCGGATACTGCCTCTGAAAATGCAACGGAAGCAAATAACAGTGCAAGTGAAGCGCGCGCTAAAGTTGATGACGTTGCTAAAACCGTGACAAAAAACGGCAAAGCAATTGGAGAAATCAAGTCAGATGTCAGCGGTGTAAAAGCCACGTATGCCACGCTCGATAGCAAGGTTACGTCAGTGTCGGCTAGAGCGGGTGCAGTTGAAGCAGCACTGAGCGACGGAAAAGGCGGGTTGATCAGTGTTAAAGCTGAAAATAACCGAATTGAATCCCTCGTTGATTCTAAAGTCGATGACAGTGAATACAACACTTTTAAGCAACAGACATCGACCACGCTAAGCCAAAAAGCCAACAAAACCGATTTGAACGGATATGTAACAGGGACACAATTTAAACAGACGGCGGATAAAGTTGACACGCTCGCAAGCGATGTCAAGTCTGTAAAGACAAAAACTGACACTATTGAAACGACTATGAAATCGACAAGCTTCGCAAACAGCGTTGTTAAGGCAAGCGGCATCGATACGAAAGTAGCCGGTTATGATACTACGATCCGGAAGTTGATCGGTAAGGACGGGACAACTGGCGATTTGAACGCGTTGGTATCCGCCTACAGCAATGAAACCAGTCAAACAAAAAAGCAAACAACCAATTTGATCAGTGCGCTTGATTATAATGGGACAACCGGTAATTTTGGCTCCGGATTTGCAAAAAAGGTGGCTGATGCATACGGTACGACTGAATCATACAAGGCGCTGAACGGCAAAATCGACGGATTGCAGATTGGTGGAGCGAACTTATTGGATGATAGTAGCTTGGAGAAAAATATTGGTTCCACAGCAGGATATGATACTAACGAATTCGAATATGGGTGGAGGGTATTTACCAACAAGACTGTCAGAACATCAAGACTTACGTATTCCATACCGATCAAATTAACAAAAAACCAGTATGCTTTCAGCGTTGATTTTAAATGCCTTCAAAAAACATCTTCTTCGCCAGCTTATGTGCAACTGATGTTTCGAGACATAACTGACTATAGTATATATGGCACGAATGGCGAGCAACTTATAAAGCCGGGAGAAACCCGTCTGTCATGTACAAGCGACATACCGGACGGTAAAACAGTTAACTATTTGCAGATTGCAATATCTAGCAACTTTGTAGGTAAAATTGCTATCCGCCACGTCAAACTGGAAACCGGCAACAAGGCAACTGATTGGTGCATGTCGGACGGGGACATTAACAAGCGCATACAGACTCAGGCCGATGCACTCACGGCTTATCAAGCCGAAGTAAAGCGGACATATGCTTTGTCATCATCGGTTTATACCAAGACCGAAACGCAGACACGTGAGAATGCTCTTAAAAATTCAACCATCAGTGACTTGAAAGCCACCGATGACTGGAAGAAATTAATCAAGATCAATCAGAACTCAAGCTGGATCCAAGACGCAACCGGTTTCCAACAACAAGCGTGGAAATACAATCTTGATTCAAGCAGTCAACTCATTGGCAAAAAGAGTTTTGAAGACGGAACCGTTGGGGAATGGATGTGCAACGACTATAAAACAAAAGCTGTTATCAGCGGCATTACCAGTTACAGTGCATACGGGTACAATAAGTGCATTTGCACACCTAACAACAACGACCTGTATTGGAACGTCGATTGCAAAGTAAATCCCGGCGACAAGTACTATGTAGAATTGCTAGTTCCAAACTTTTACTCCGCACATAGCGGGCGCACGATAACCGTTAATGCATACTTTAGATACGTCAAAAACGGAAAGAGTGCTTGGCAATTAGGGCCGTCCGGTCAAGTCACAACTGGGACTAGTGCTTGGATCAAAGGTGTCATAACCGTGCCAGACGGCATCACAAGCGTAAAGCCATGCATATCAGTCAAAGACAATGGGGTTACCAGCGCTGTCCATCTGACATATGCCAGCTTTACAAAGCTTGATGATTACACTCAGTCAAACATGACGTCAATCAAGCAATCATCAGACGGTATCGGATTAAAAGTTGCCCAACTCGTCGGTGGATCAGATATTTCGAAATTCGACATGACTAGTGCGGCGGTCAAAATTGATTCAAAGCATATCCTGCTGAATGGCGATGTTGCGATCGACGGAACGACTTTTGCGAAAAAAATCAAAGCAACTGGGATTACGGCTGACATGATGCTGGCTGGAACCATTGATGCGTCAAAGATAAACGTCATCAATATCGATGCATCTAAAATAACGACAGGCACGCTGACGGCTGTTGAAATGCATCAAAATGGCGGGGGCGCTGATACGTGGATTAACAAAGACGGCATACACAACCAAATGGGGAACGATAATGTTTGGATAAAAGAGGGGACGTTAGCGGCGTTTGATTCGAGCGGGCAGGGCATGTATATGGAGTCGGGGCAGTTAACATTAGCTAGCCATGCATACTGGCAGAACGGTTGGAAAGACGAAAGCATAGATTATGGTGTTATCAAGTGTGACGATGACATAACTGGCAAAAAAGGAATCGGAATCATTGGCAAGGGCGGGTTTAACTTACGCACTGACAATAGTACAGCGAACGCATGGACTGGAAACGAAATGATTGGAAGCGTTACGGCTGGAGCTGGAATTATCGGCACCGATGACGGCAAACTAATTCTTGGAAGCCTTAAACCTGTTTTTATCGAGGGCGGCTGGAGCTTCAACGGCTATGATGGTTTTAATCACATCCCGTTTGTGCAGGTTGGCGGGCAAATGTCCCAAGCTGGTGCGTCACTGGATAAAAACGGCTCTTCTGTTGTGATAAACGCTTGGGATATCAAACTTAATGCTTGTGGTAAGGATAATCGAAACATTATACTGAATCGCTTGACGTACAACGGCGAGCATACCATCAATTTAAATGACGGTGCGTTAGACCTGTGGTGGGGTCCTAAGATGCACGCCCCGTCTTTTGTCAACACATCAGCACTGTCTAAGAAGATGAATATCAAAAAACTTGACGTTCAAACCGCCGTCAACGCTATAAAAAATACCGATATTTACGACTATCAGTTCAAAGAGTTTGGAGAGACCGGCAAACACTATGCCAGTCTGATTATCGATGACGTTAATGACAAGCCACAGTACCGGGCGGCCGGTGCTTTTATCGACGGTTTGGGACGTGATGACGGGACGCAACTGGGGTATCTGACAGTCGTTGTTCAAAATTTATTAGAAGAAATTGATATGTTAAAAGAAAGGATTGATAAGTAGTGGATCATACTCAAAACGTAATTCAGCAGCTGGCGATTGAAATCGCAAACGATAAAGTAACTATTGCAGAGCTTAAAGCACAAATTGAAGAATTAAAAGAAAAGGAAAGTGAGCAAAATGAAATTGACTAATATCCAATACAACTTTAACGAAGACGGAACAACACAAAGTATCAACGTTTCGATGAGATTCGACGCGTCACCTAACTATGTATCGGCAAGCATTGAGTTGTCGGCGGCGGATTTGACAGACGGCAAAACGCTTGACGATTTGACGCGCAAGCAAATCAGCGATCTTGCACACGCAAAACTGGTCAAAATCGTAGGCTAACATAAATGTGCGGGTGGGTGGGTAGGATAAGAAGGAGTGATTAAATGTTGCATATAGAATACATTAAACATTTGTCAGCACTGATTGATAACCCTGTGTTCTTCGCGTTTTTTTTGGCAGTACTAATTGATGTCATGACGGGGTTCGTCAAATCGTTGGTCAATAAGAAGACAACGTCCAGCAAGGGCATCGGCGGACTCATCAAGCACTCAACGCTGCTGCTGATCGTATGTATGCTATATCCGTTCTGCGACATCTATGGAGCGAGCGGAATGGCCGATACTCTCCTGGTTTTCTACATTTTGTTTTATGCGATTTCCATCACGGAAAATTTAGGTCAAATGGGAATTCCGATTCCGTCTTGGCTTAAGAAGTATATCTACAAGCTATCAGACGAATACAACAAGGGGGATGGCGATGAAAAATAAAATTATACTAGGCTTTGCAGTATGTGCAGGGCTTTTTTTATGCGGTCAGAACGCACAGGCAAGTAGGGCGCAAGGAACGGATTTATCGCGGTATCAGGGGTACACGGCTGTTAAAGGTCAAGCCAGTGATGAATTTGCCACCGCTCAGATCGGAGGTATCAACGCTAACGGGATCTACACTCAAAATACCTACCAGTCACAAGTTGCTACCGGCATCGCGCAAGGTCTGCGTATGCACACGTATATCTGGTATCAGGTGGGCGGTGATAATCAAGCGGCTAAGCAGTGTATGGATTATTTTTTACCACGGATTCAGACGCCTAAAGGTTCAATCATAGCATTGGACTATGAAGATGGGGCTTCGGCAAGTGTGTCGGCCAACACTGATGCAATTTTGTACGGTATGCGACGTATATCTGATGCAGGCTACACACCAGTGTACTATTCATACAAGCCATATACACTAGCACATGTCGATTACAAGCGGATTTTAGCTGAGTTCCCTAACTCGTTGTGGATTGCCGCCTACAAGGACTACAGTGTCACCACTACACCGGACTATGCGTACTTTCCGATCATGGACGGGGTGGCCCAGTGGCAGTTTACGAGTATGTACAGAGCCGGCGGGCTCGACGGCAACGTCGACCTGACGGGTATCACGCAAAATGGGTACCGTAAAGGGGAAGCAAACAAACCTGCAAGCAAACCACAGGCGGTAAAACAGGGCATCAAGGCGGATAACACGCCTAAGGCCGACATCAAGCCTGGCTACACAGTCAAGGTCAACTTCTCGGCCCGCAAGTGGGCAAGTGGTCAGTGCATCCCGTCGTGGGTACACGGCAAGGCCTATCGTGTGCAACAGGTATCGGGTAATCGAGTGCTGCTGGCCGGCATCATGAGTTGGATCAGTCGCAACGACGTCGAGATACTGCAGACCACAAAGCAGGCAACGCAGACTTCCGGTAGCACCTACACTGTGCGAAGCGGTGATAGCTGGTGGTCAATCGCTACCTGTCACGGTATGTCTATGTATGCGTTAGCCAGTCGCAACGGAAAGACGATTTATTCCGTTATCCATCCAGGCGACCGTCTGACCGTTATAGGGCAGACAACACGTATCTACACGGTCAAATCAGGTGATACGCTATCAGCCATCGCAAACAAGCTAGGTACGTCGGTAAACTCGTTGGCTAGTCGTAACCACATCAGCAACATTAACTGGATCTATGCAGGTCAACGGTTAAGCTACTGATGTACGAAAGTGTACGAAAAACGTATGCTATAAACTACTGATGTACGTAATTATGTACGCAAATGTGCGAAAGTGTACGAAAATGATGCTATAATTAACATATGCTCGACAGAGTAAATGTATAGGAATGTATTTTGCCGGTATAATATAAACGAAAAATAACATACAACAGCTTCGTAATCCCCCGTGCCGAACGGGGGGATATTTTTTTATATAAAAAAGTAGGAATTTTTGAAGAAAAAGGTTGACTTCATATAGTTAATGAACTATAATAAACAATGTAGGGAGGAGGTGAAAATCATCCGAACGGAAAAAAGATGCAAAGAAAAAGAGGAGCGTCATGAAACAATCAGGGTTGTTGTTGAAATCCTTTCCTTGATTATTTCGATTCTGACATTCCTCTTCAAGTAAGTTTAAGCTTACTGCAGACCTGCAAGGGGGAAGCCCCCTTGTTTAGGTGTACTCATTATAACATGAATCGGATGATAAAGATATGAAAAAAGAGACGAGAGATTATATTGGAATTGCATGTTCAATCATCATAATCATATTGTGCATTTTAACTTGGATTTTTAAATAGGAGGCTAATATGGCGGAAACAGAAGCACAGAAAAAAGCTACTAAAAAGTGGAATGACGCAAATAAGGCTCACAGGAACTATCTCAGTTCCCGTGGAGCGGCACGAAGTTTTATACGCAATAAGGCGACTGAAGATGACCTGTTGGAACTGCGCAAGATGATTGATGACAAATTGAATAAAATGTAATAATGACACAAATACCCTCGGCCATGAAAGCTGAGGGTGTTTGTGCGTATATTCAAAATGTTGCATAAAAATTCTTTTTGAGAATCGGTCAAAAGCGCTGTTGTTGCAATTGAAACGGTTGTTGCAATGATGTTGCAATCGGTCGTCAAAAACGGCGGTATTATAGCAATGATGACCCCGATCACCGGTATCAAAATTTATCGTTAAATTGCTTAAACCCCGTTTTGACGGGGTTTTTGTTTTATAGTTAGCGTTAATTTTCGTTAAAAATCGTGAAGTTGTTGGCCAATTGTTGTCCGTAAGCGGTCATTAAATAAGCGTTCTTCATAAACCTCCGATATCTTAGTATGCTTTAGACATCAAGTATATCGGAGGTTTAAATATGAAATTGGATGACGTCGTGGAAGTCAACCTTGTTGACCGAAGCCATAAAGAAACATATCTATCGGTCAGTGAAATGGCTGCGAAAATTATTACGGAAGATGTTGAAATCCGAATTTACAACGGAGCTTCGAGAGAGATTCTCAAAAATTTGAATAACTATCTTTAAACTACGCCTTGGGCCAAGAAATGAATATTCTGAACATCTTTGAAAAAGGATATTTTGAATTGTCCAACAACAGCGCAGAGCGCGCTGTCAAAGAGAGCGTGATGGGGAGAAAAAACTGGCTGTTTTCATCAACTTTTGAAGGCGCAAGGGCTAATGCCGCTGGTATATACGGCCAAACTTAATCAGTTGGATCCTGAAAAATACTTGAGAAAAGTATTAACGAAGATTACCAACATTGAGGTATTTGATCCTGAAAGGTTACGCCATCTTCTCCCATGAAACATCAATCTTAACTCGTAAATAAGAAAATAAAAACGATGCATACGCAATAACCTGAGATAATGATACTATCTCGGGTTATTTGTGTACATACCGCTGTTTTAACGACCGCTTACCACGAAGCAGCCGTTGCTGAACTAAAAAGTCTGGCTCTTTAGGAATACAGTTGTAGCAAGAGAAAGCACTTCTTCAAGCAACTGCTACAGTGTCTGGTGAAACATCTCGTGAATATCAGAATCAGAAAGCTAAAGCAGTTGCTATTATGTAAGCTGATGGTGAGAAATACTCTTTAAAATACGGCAAATCACAAAAAGACATTGCTGATGCTTATCTTGAACTTGTGAAACGCGGATATACAAGCAAGCAGGCAATAGGTTCAATGAATACTGAGTTGCAAGGCTCGATTGCTTCAAGTGATGAGTTTTCTGATGTTGTTGAAATTGCGTCGCAAATCTTTGAAGGCTTTGGAATGACGGTTAACAAGAACGGGATACTACACAAATGACGGCTAGAACTAAAAAGGCGGTCAATTCGTTAGCATATTCATCTGACGTAACATCAACATCGTTTCAGTCTCTAGGCATAGGAATGTCTTACGTTTTCAGCAACTGCACATCAAACCGGATTCAGTTTGACGGAAACGGCAAGTGCAATGGGCGTTTTGAGAAACAATGGTTTGGAAGCGGACAAGGCTTTGGTAAAACTGGCCGCTTAGCGAGAAATTGCTTTGCAAAACAACCTTGTTAATTTGGGGAAGGCTAAATCATGATATAATAATCTCGAGATGATAAACGTTTTTACGGAGGTGATAGCATGTACAAGTGGAAGAAGGGCGATGGTAAGACAATGGTGGCTCTTGTAGTCGCCTGCGTAATTGGTTCAGTCGCAGGCTTTATTTGGGGCATATGCGATTTACCGTCGATTGATGATATTTTTAAAAGAGCTGCTGAATTTGCATTAATATTCATTTTTCTTGCTGTCTCCGGCGTAATTTCGTTTATAAATAGGTTATTCAAATGACATGTTGATCCCGAGCCAAGCCCGTCAGAAACGGCGGGAAGGTGTAACGACTAGAAAAAGTAAGCTAAAAATCAAGCGAGTCTCTGAAGGCTCGCTTTTTTCATGCGGAAATTTCCGCGAAAGCAAAGCTCCTTGAAAATGGTATAATAACGATAGATATAATGAAAAAACTACTGAGGTGAGTGATAAAGATGAAATTATATAAGCCGCAAAAGGGTGAAGTCAAAAAAATGTTTATCGATATCCTTGGAAGTGCAGTGGTAGCAGTCATCCTAGTTGCGCTGGGTGTACCGTCTATTAGTCAAATAATAGATGGCATTGGTAGTATTTTCTTTGTTTTTATTATTTTCTCTATTGGTGGATTTATTTCATTTATCGGTTGGTTGTTCAAATAATTTTGCGAGTCCTTACAGACTCGCTTTTTTAGTACCATAGGAAAAGCGATATTCTGGAATACAGGAAAATCGTTGATGTTTTAGGGGTAGAAAAATCACCCATTTCGTTGGATGAATTTCAAGATTTGAAGTATAATGACGTTGAAAGATACAAGGAGTTAAAAGACCGTGTCGTTTGGAGTGAAGCTAAGTTTCCAAGCGAAAAATCTTTAAATGAGCATTTTGAGAAACATGCTAAAGAATTTGTACAAAGTATGACCAAGGAAGATTACCAGAAAGCTGCTGCAAGTCTGTTGTCACAACCAGTTGATGATGCTACTGTCGGTTACGAAACCGAGGAAGGTCGGAGAGTAAGATATGATAAAAAGAACAATATCATGGCTATCGGGAATTGCACCACTAGTGGTAAAATCAGAATCAATACAATGCTGCGACCAGAAAAAGGAGAAGAATACTACAATGAAAATTACGACAGAGATTATAATGGTTGATGGAGAAGAATGTATCCATTGCCCTGTTTGTGGAAGACTAGTTCAATTGTTCGACGTCTGTGAATGCAATTGGGAAAATACAGGCGAAACAAATATTGATGGTGGTCCCAATAAAATGACGTTAGCAGAAGCTAAAGAGGCTTATGCTAAAGGCTTAGAAATTTATTAAAAGCACACTAACAAACAAATAGGTTAGGGTGCTTTTTTATACCCAAAAATAGGAGTAAAAAATGATTAACACATATTAAAGGGTTTAAAAATCTTTTCAAAGATTAACACCTCCCAGCGATAGGGTTATCATGCGATTACAGATTGAAAGGAAAAATGTTATGGTCGAAAAAGAAAAACGTCTTGGCAATCAGGATCCTGCTCAATCGGTAATTCTGCCGATGCACTATTGAATATGATCCAAAGACTGGCAGAAGACAAAATTCATGGTAAAAGAAGCGGTACCGGTCAGATTGGTCTTAACTTGAACGGCGACGTAAAATGAATATTGATATTCGGGATAACAACAGGAAAAGCGATATTCTGGAATACAGGAAAATCGTTGATGTTTTAGGG